GTGTTGAAGTCGAGCACATCAGCACAGTATACGGTTGTTTCCTTGGTGGCGAGAGCCGCAGCACCAAACATCAAAAGTTTATCTCTCATTTTACAACTCCTTGCAATGCAATTACTTATGCAGTAACTGCTGATTCGGTGTCGAGGATGCCTTCCCAGAACAGGATAGGGACTCCCACCACACGTGCGACAGGACCGAAGCCCTCGATGTCCTGGATGGAGTAGGCGGCGTTGGTCTTGTTGTAGGCGCCTGTCTCGATCAATGCATGGGCGGTTCGGTTGCAGAACCCTACGGCATCGCGGCCGACGTTCGGCAGCTGGTTCTTCATCTTGATGAAGACGTTCGGGCTGATGTCGGTTCCGCCGCTCTCGATGTTGGCCATCCTGAGCATCGATTTCTGGTTGACGATCTCCATGCCTGCGGCGATCTCGTAGTGCCTGATCCACGCCCAGAACTGCCCGGTGCCTACCGGTACGGGAACGTTGTTGAGCCCGCGGTCCTGACCCGAGATGCCTGGCTGCGTGCCTGACGGGTAGCGCAGGTTGAATCCGCGTTCACCCAGCTCGAAGAGCCAGAGGCTGGTAAGGTCGCTCCCGCTTCCCCCTGCAGTGAATACATAATCGTTGAGTACCGCCCTACGGGCCGCAAGCCCCTGGAACCCCTCGACCTCGTTGCTCCCGTACATGAGCTGGTAGAGCCAGTCCTGCGTGAATCCCTCGAGGTTTGCAAGGTCCTCGCTGTCGCGCACCTTGACCTTGTTCTTGGCGGTCTTGAGCACTACGTCGTCCACGATCGAGTCGGCCTGGTAGAAGGCGATCGGCTCGACTTTCTGGTCGGAGCCGGAGCTGATCTTCGGTACCGCCTCGTTGGCCTTGGTGAACCCGCCCTTTCCGAGCCGTGCAGCCTCGAGCCACTTGTGGAATGCGCCGTCACTGGATTCGTACCAGGGAGCCACGTTGAGAAAATCGTTCTTCTTGACCAGGTTGGCGAGGAAGGACAAGGAATCCTTGTATCCCTCACGCTTCTGGGCCTCTACGATGTTCATCGCCTGTGTTGAAACAATGGTTGCCATGTTTGTACCTCACAAACTATTAGATTTGTATGAAACCGGCCTCCGTTTCCTCATCATTCAGCCCCGTATGGTTCCCTACTCGGTACACCAGAAGCATACGACAAGTCCCGTTGCTGCCTGTTTTGATTATCAGACCTACCCGGATGCAGTTGCAACAGCGATTACTGCGGCTGCTTTGGCTCCATGTACGTCTCGCGGAACTGCTTTCCGTACCAGCTGGATTCCGCCTCTTCCTTGGGATTGCCCGCGTCTGCAGGAGGGGTGGTGCCGGCCCCTGCATCATTCTTTTTCTCGTCTGTCGGTATGACTGCCAGGATGTCGTCCAAAATTCCCATGGTATTTCCCTCCTGCCGCTACTTGCGGCCTGTTTCCTTGATGAAGTCCTTCGAGTAGCTGGACCCGAATGCTCCGTATGACTCCTCCTGCTTCCCGCCCGGGTTTCCCTGCACGAATGAACCTCCGCTCCGGGATTTCTCCTCGGCGGCCATGGCCATGACGAACTGCGGGTTGTAGATCAGCCCGCTGTCCTTGTAGAGCTGGCCGAGCCCGGTGCGCTGCAGGTGCTGCTTGAACAGGGTTGCCGTCTCGGTCATGGCAGCATCGCGCTCGCTCTTGACCGTATAGGTCTTATCCAGGGTGGCTGCGAGCCTTGCATCGAATGTCTGCGCCTGCTGCTGCTTCTGCTTGTCCATGTAGGTCGTGGCCTCCTTGAACCCCTCGGAGAGCAGGCTCCACATTCCCTGCGCCTGCCGCTGTGTCAGCCCCGAACGGTAGAACTGCTTGCGCATCTCGTTCTCCATGTCCTTGTAGAGCGGATTCTTCTCAACCAGGGATGTGTCGAGCTTGTATCCGGCCTCATCCTCGGGCACTCCGAGCTTCTGCAGGAAGGCCTTCACCTCCTCCGGCTTCGCATCCTTGCCGGGAAGCTCCAATGAACGCTCCAAGCGCTTGTTCAGCGCCACGTAGTCGTCTGCCAGCTCGTTGAGATCGCCATGCTTGTAGATGTACTTCTGGTACTCCTCGCTGTCCCGCTTGGCTGGGGAGAGCTGGCTGGAGAATTTGGGGAGCTGCGGAGCATCCTTTGGCGGCTCTGCGGCAGGTGGTTTCTGGCCGCCTGCATCCTGTCCCTCAGGGGGTGTCTGGCTTCCCGATCCCGCATCAGCCGGTGGTGCGGCAGGAGTGGGTGACCCTCCATCTCCGCCCGCATCGGCGGCCATCATGATGAGCATGAGTCTTTGCAATAGTACAAACATCATTCGTCTCCTTCATCTTCGGTATCCTGCAGGCCTCCGCAATCGATGATCGCGTCGGTGTACGCCTGCAGATTTGTATAGGTCCTGGCCCCGAGCCTGCCGAGCATCCAGTTTGCAGCGGCAATGAGCTCTGGCTTGACCGCATACTGGTCGTCTGCAAAAAATCCGAGCCGGTTGAGAATGTCCGCTAGTACGGCCCTCCCGTCTGGAGAGCCGAACGTGTTGCGCCACGCCTGTCGTTCACGCGTTGTCACATCCCACCTCCTCTGGAAGCGGCCTCGGCCGGGCTTCCCTTCTCCGGGGCCTTGGATGCTGCGCTGTATCCCTGCGCACCAGCCTTGGTGGCCTCGACCTGGTTCTGGAAGCCGAGCTGCTGCTGCTGGAGCTGAGCCCTGGCAGTCCTGATGGCTGCGACTTCCTTGTCGCTCTTGATGATCTTCTCATCGACGTTGTACCCCTCACCGGCTACCTCCACATATCTGTCAAGATTGACCTTGTCGAAAACGGCTGGGTTGAGCTCTGCGATCGAGAGCAGCTCAGCCAGGAACTGCTTGGTGGTGTTGAACGTGAGCGCACGCTTCTGGATCATCGACAACGGGCTGACGAAGTCGATCCTCAGCATCTGCTCCGTCAATGAGAGCGGAGGGGCGGGGGTGCGCATCGCCTGCATCTCCAGGTCGTACACAGCCTCCAGGATCGGTTCGATGAACTCGTGCGATAGCCTGGAGAAAAAACTGCTCATGATGGCGCTCTTCTCGTCCATGAGGGCGTTTACCTCGGTGGCGGTTTTCACACGCTCCAGGTTGCTCATCAGCGCAAGGAAGAAATCCTTGTGGTAGCTGGCGTCGATCTGCTGGCGGTAGAGTGCTATCTGGTTCTCGGTCCATGCGAGGTTTCCCACCACCTGCACCGGTGCGAAATCAGCCCCCGGGGTGATGTCGGTGAAGCCGCTTGGCGTGAAGTTCACCCTCAGACCCTCGGTGCGCTTGATGGGAGGCCTTGCCTGCAGCTGGGAAAGCCTCAGCTGGTCCTGCTTGAGACTCTGAAGCATCTTGATATTGGGGAGCTCAACCATTCCCGGGTTGTCCACCCCCCACGGCGATCCGCATGGGTTTTTCGCCCATCGCCATGCGAAGAAGGGCTTGTGCTCGAAGCGCTCCTCCTTGACTGCCAACTTGGCATCGGCCGTGGACCAGTAGATCGAGACGTACGGGTCGGTGCCTGCTACGTCAACCTTGATTCTGGTGTCTGGTGCGATGTACTGGCAGAACTCGTACAGCGTGCTCACATCATTTTTGTTCTGGGTGATCTGCCTGGGCAGGTTTTCCTCACCGAACATCTCTATCGCCTCGTTCTGGGAGAGCCAGAAGCGCCTGATCAGCACAGCTACCTCGCCGTACCGGTTCTCCTCGATGACGTACATGCCTGGATGCAGGCTGTGGAACACAGGAATGCCGCGTGATGCGTCGTGCTCCATCGTCATGATCGAGGTGCCGAAGTCGGCCCCGCACCGCAGGAATGCCCTCGCCTCGTCGTAGAAGTTGCTCTTGTCGAGCTGGTCGTAGAAGTGCTTCTCAACGGCCTGCAGGTACTCATTGTGCAATTTGTTGTTGCTCTGGTCCTTCTGCTCGAAGCGGAGGCGGAACCAAGCGATGTTGCGTCCGAAGGCGTATCCCTGCAGCCCGTCCGCCAGGATGTTCGATGCATAGATCGCCGTGGTGTCGAACAACTCCCTGAAGTCCGGGGCCGGCTCCTTGCCGGGCTCTCCCGTGGTCCTCGCACTCGCATAGGAAGGCGCCAGGTACCGGATGATCTCTCCCCACTGGCCCTCGTATACGGCCCTGTATTCCTGCAGCTTCTTGTAGAGGCTTGCAATCGCCTCCATCTGCTTCTCTGTTACCGCCATAGCGTCACACCCCTTATCTAGGCCCGGCCGACACGTAGTCGAACGGGTTGTAGTCTGCCGATTCGTTGCCACGAGCGCTTATGGGACGCTCCTTCTCGGTAACGCGCCTGTAAGTAATCCACCAGCTCGCCATGAGGTAGGTGACCACCAGGTCGTCGTGTATCTCGTCGGTCTCGTTGTTGTAGCTTTTTTTGCCTGTCTTCTCGTTGACGTTTCCCTTGAAGCGGGTGAGCTGGAGCTTGAAGTCCTCCAGGTGCTGCAGGTTTGCAGCCATGCGGAGCCTTCCCTGCTGCATGATGATCATGCCTGCGTGCACCAGGTCCTCCTTGGGTACGTGCATTTCCTTGAGTACCGTGGCTCCTGTGAACCGTCCGAATTCCTGCCCCCCTCCGAACACCTTGCCGAATTCACTGTACACAGGTTGCACCTGGGTGCCGCCTGTGAAAACGATTGGGATGGGCATGAGGCCGCTCTCGCGCATGATGTCGACCACGGGCTCTCCTACGCCGGTCCCGTCAACCAGAAGCTGTGTGTTGTGCAACATGTTGATGGCCCCCAGCAATTCCTTGAGCTTGCGCACCTGGTCGGTGTAGGTTACCGCCTGCATTTTGGCCTGGTACACGAGGTCGAGGTAGTTTACAACCATCGGGTCGCGCCCTGTCTCGGCAGGGAACCGCTTCACATCGGGAGAGTCGCGGTATATCTGAATGCTGGTATAGTCGCGTTTTTTGGCGAGGTCCACGGAACAGATGTACTCCCTGCTGGTTGCGAGCAGGTTGGCAGGCAGGTTCATAGGTTCACCGCCCTATAGTCGATAACCGGCTCTATTGTGTCGAAGCTGTCGATCCCCAGGCCCTTGCAGGTCTGACTGAATGCGGCCTCAATCTCGTCGTAGCTGAATACCATGTCCTCCTGCTCTACGAACTCGCAGCAGTACTCCTGCTGGTACTGCTGCATGCCCATGGACTCAAGGTTGGCCTGTTGCTCGTCGAGGTTGTGGTGCATTGGGCTGAACCATGCCATGACGCCTCTCGGCCTCATCATCGCAGTGAATTGGTCCTCATCCATGTAGGGTATGAGGGACCAGTTGTTGCGAGGGTCCACCTGCCAGGGCGAGCGGATCATGTAGCGCTCGTAGCGTACTGATGACGATGAGTCGAAGAAAAACCCTTGCTTACCATTCGGAGTTGATATCTCGAAAAGCTCACAGTCAGGGTTGTTGGTTAGCATGGGGCGGACACCGCTCTTGTATACCACGTCCAAGATACGGCTGGCCTCGTCCAGCACGATGGTCCTCGGCCTTGAGTAGCCACGTGCAGACCGCTCGGTGGCCGGGATGACCAGTATTCGGCTCTTGTTGTCCAGTGCTATCTCATCCTGCGAATCACGTTTTATTTCTGGGTATGATGGGTCTGCTGCTATGAATTCCTTGACCTTGAGGATGTCCTCTATGGCCTGCGCCTCGGTGGGTGCAAGGATGATCGAAAGGCTCTTTGGGTAGTATTTTGCCGTATGGCAGGGGACCGATGAAACGATGGTTGATTTACCTGTCTGCCTCGCCCCGAGTATATGCTTACGCTTATGTGTGCTCTTCAGTACCTGCTGTTGCCAAGCGAACGGCACGATGCCGATTTTTGGTCCAATGAAGTTCACGTAATGGCTTCTCGAGAGCCCGAATAACACCTGCTGTGCGACAAAGCGCTTGGATTCCTCACGCGTCAATCCTTGGCCTCTCTGCAATCCTGGCTACGATGGCAGGGTCGTGCACATCCTCCACGATGATCTGGACCACGGTGCTTGCAAGAACGGTGTTCACGCTGACGTTCACATCGATGTTGGCCACTTCCTTGACTACGCCTGCAATCTTGCTGAGAAGCTCAAGTTGCTTGCTGAGTGTCTGTGCAGTATCCAGGATGAG